AGCTGATGGAAAGGAACCTGGATATGCTTATGCTATTAACCAGTATGCCTATGAGCCTGATTTGAAACCACAAGACTGGCCTTTTACCCTCACTTTTGAGGAACTGGAAGCTGGTGCTGTTGAATTTGTGTTCTGGCACACGATGCAGTCTTGGACTGCCGAAGCAACCCATCTTCTCATCAGAGAAGTCCAACCTGTCGATCATTAAACTAGCCAATGGCTGAGGGATCTATGTGTGGGAGCGGCAAACAATTAGTCTGGATAAGTGTTTTAACTTACCAAACCCAGGACTCAGGGCTTACTTCTCTCACGTTACTGAAGGAAATCGTGAGGTTTATAGGCCACCATTTTGGAAAGGCTTAAGCCCTGCTTCTGTGTTAAACTCATGGGAGAAGGTATTTTCATCAAGCAATGTTAAATCCGAGTATCCCTCCCTATGGTCTTACGAAATGGAAATGAAAGCCAAGGTCGGTCCGATGTCCTATCAGCTTCCTTTGAAAGATCGTATGACTGATGTTGAGAATTACTATACTATGGTGCAGTTACATAGTGAACCGATTGATGCCAAAGCATTGTCAGATGCTGGGGATTTCTTTCAATCGGCTAATGGTATTGTTCCCAGATCCGTTAAACGTACCATTGAAAAGATGAGACTTGATACTAATTCAGGCTCACCAGAGTTCGGTAGAAGATCTAGATACCTTGAAGAAACTGAAAATATGTTAGACCCTACCTCCATGGATATTGATACGGCCTATGAACTCGTTGCTGTACTGGGGTGGAGGGGTCAGGAAGGCGGGCCTTCCGTTAAAGACGTAAAACAAAGGGTCGTTTGGATGATGCCTTTCTCTGTGAATGTCAGGGAATTACAAGTATACCAGCCCTTGATTGAGGCATGCCAAAAGAACAGACTGGTACCCGCATGGATTAGTAACGATGCTGTTGACGAAGCGATAACCAATACGTGGAAGTGGAAGTCGCACGATACTGCTGTTATTTGCACTGATTTCAGTAAGTTCGATCAGCATTTTAACTATGATATGCAGATGGGAGCTAGAAAGATCCTAGAGAGAATGGTTGCACCTAGTTCCTTATCTAAAGAATGGTTTGATACCATTTTCCCTCTGAAATATAACATTCCACTAGTTTGTTCAGAGAAGATTGGTTTCACTGGAGATCATGGTATGGGATCTGGGTCAGGTGGAACTAATGCAGATGAGACATTGGCCCATAAAGCTTTGCAATACGAATGCGCCAATAGTATTGGTAAAACTTTGTGTCCATATGCACAGGACTTAGGTGATGATGGTTACCTTTGTACTGATGGTGACTTGAAAGTGGATGATGTCATCAGGACATACTCTCGTCATGGACAGGAGATGAACGAGGATAAACAGTATGTTTCAGCTGACGACCTGGTATTTCTGCGCAGGTGGCATAGTAGAGATTACATGCCTAATGGTATCATGGTCGGGGTGTATCCAACTTTCCGTGCTTTAGGAAGGTTGCTATACCAGGAGCGGTTTTATGATCCCGAGAAGTGGAACCCGAAAATGGTTACACTTCGCGCTTGGAGTATCTTAGAAAATTGCAACCAACATCCAAGCTTCGAAGAGTTCGTGGATTTTGTAATTAAAGGGGATAAATATAGACTGGGTCTAGATATTCCAGGCTTCATTGAGGATATCGGACATCTAAGTAATGAAGCTACCACTCTATTACCAGACTTCCTTGGGTATACTAAAAGTATTCAAAAACCTATAGGTATTCAAGATTGGCGCATATGTAAATATTTGAAGTCTAAAGCATAAGTGTGG